CTTTGCCATTATCTACGTCCGTCCGGTTGTATATCTAATCTAAAAGTACCTAATCTCCAACTCTGATTAGATGCTGTATTTTCTATCTTTAGAGAAACTGCCCTACCTCTCGCTCTTGTATCGACCTTCTTTGTACTGGAGGTTATATCAAAAGGTCCAAGAGAAGAACTTGCTCTCGCATCATTTGGAAAATCTCTTAGATTTATTGTAACTCTTGTCGCCCCTGTCTGTGATATGAAATCTGGTATAAATCTTCTGACCTTCATTATAAACTCACCATCTCCTCTAAGATCAGCAATACCAGTCGATTGACCTGTGATACCTCTTCTCTGACTTATATCAAAATCTCCAGAAGATATGTTTGCAAGTATTGCAGTTGTTGTTCCACCTTGAACCTGATCTGTTCCTGTCTCATGTTGATAGTATATTGTTCTACCCTCCGTGTTGCCCACAACATCAAAAGATGAATCGTTACCCGCTGTGTATTCTGTTGCATGTGGGCTGCCAAACACAGCAGAATCTTGCCACATTGTTCTAGCTAAAGATCCAACAGTCCATACTGGCCTTTGTGGTGAAGAGTCAAAATAGTTATATGCAACCATTCTGTTTACAACAGAGGATGAGGAAGTTGGATAGAACCATATGACCTCACCAAAAAGATTGTTTAATCCAGCAGATATCATCTGATTACCAGACTCTAGATTTATATCATTATATACAAAGTCCTCTACAAGACATGGTAGCGATTCTAATTTACCAGCGTATCTAAAAAAACCATTTTCAGACAACCAATATGCAGAACCATCGACTTCAACACAAGCATTCTGTCCTGCGAGTCCACAGTTTGTACCCACCTGTGAGAAGGCAAAAGTAAAAGGTTGACCAACAAAACGCATGGTAAACAGAGCTGTATCAGTCCAGACAAGAATCGAATCTCTACCTCTGATAGCTCCTCTGATCTGTGATCCATCGGCCAGTCTTTGTGTACCAGCTGTATTGGTTGCTGTTGGTGTATATGTATTTATGTCCTCCTGATCAGAGAATCTAATAAACATATCATCCTGTGTTGATGTATCTCCGATTGTTGTCTCTGTTCCAAAAAATACTAAGTGACGATCGGGTGTGGACACTAACATGTGTCTTGATGCTGTTGGTGCACCAGATATGATTGCAGCTCTTGTGTTCTCTGCTCCGGCTGCTGCAGAGTCCCACTCGAATACCGCACTGTCGTGAATCAGACAGATAGCCTTGTCACCAAAATTATCTAAAGACCACATACCAGGTTCTAATACCAAGTCTCCTGATGCTGCCTCACCCCAAGCCACAAAATTTGTCGTGCTGGTAACCGTATCTCCAGCCCCATGAGATGCAGCTGTTGTTCCTCTGACCTCTCTTGTGACACCTGTTAATTCATTAGATGTGCTTATGCCTGTGTAGGATATCTCCTCTGTCCCTATCTTTATAAAGTTTGTACCTGCATCTGGAAACTGTGATACATCTGCTAATACAATACCAGTTGTTGTTGAAGAGTTTATTGCACCAGAAAGAGTTGTTATTGGTTCTCCCGCAACCTCACCACCAAAAGTTCCAAGAGACCAACCAAAACCTTTGGCCTGAACAGCCGGTCCTACAGGATAGTAATGTTGTACTCTTATACCACCTGATGTTGTTGCACCAGAACCTGACTCGTTTGAGGGCATTGTGATTGTTATAGTTGTGCTTGTAGGCACAGTTGTAACCATAAATTTTTTGTCGTTAAAATCTGAGGCCCCAAAATTAGAATTAGTTATAGAACTAAAATTATCTAATAAGATTATGTCCTGTTCACCTATGCCGTGATCTCCACTAAAAGTTATTGTGACAGACGTTGATCCGTTGGTCGTGGTAAATGCATTTGTGAGCGTTGTCGTTGTTTTGATGGGATGTATGTCGTAATATACACCACCAGAGAATGCGTATAGAATTCTATTTGTGCCGATGATCGCATACTTTCTGGCCTTACTATTTACAAAATGATGAAGACCTCTGCCTGCTCCTGTAAGAGCATCATCACCTAATTGTTTCCAACCTCCTATCTTTTCTGGAATACCGTAACGAAACCTGACATTATCGCAATCCGTCCATTGACCCTCTGCTCCTGTGTCAGTGATTTGTTTATTTATACCTGGCTGAAAACCTATCTTTTGTAGCATAATA